GGATCATCCGGCAACTATGCCCAGATAGGATCATCCGGCAACTATGCCCAGATAGGATCATCCGGCAACTATGCCCAGATAGACAGCACAGGCGAAGGCTGTGTCATCATGTGCGCAGGTATTAACTCTGTAGCAAAAGCCTCAAAAGGATCATGGATAACATTATCCGAATGGTCTTATTCTGATGAAAAGAAAAGATATATCCCCATTTGCGTAAAAACGGAATTTGTTGACGGGGAGAAGATAAAGGAGGATACATATTACAAATTAGAAGGAGGCGTATTTAAAGAAGTATAATAGCCACAAGGCCTTGCTTATCGAAGGAGCGCATGAGAGACATCTACATCAAAGACCCCGACGGCGAACCGGAGTACGACGGGGAGGAAGACAACGAGGAATACGAGGAGAACATGGAGGAGCTTAGATTCCTGCTTGACTCATATAATTGGTAACCCCTTGCCTTTACGAGGTGTATCCCCTACCCAGACCGGCAACCGATAGCCTAGACAAATGGTAGGCCATGACGCTATCATTGGCCCGGTGGAAAGAGACACGGTAGTGAGGGTAAGGGCGGCCGATGGTCTTAGTCCGGGTTCGACTCCCGGAGGCTGACGAATTTAAAAACAAGATAACATGGACAAATCAGAAGAGATTGACAAATTAGCGATAGCGTTGGCCAAGTTTCAAGGGGCGCTAGAGCAACCAAGCCTCAATTCAGAGGTCAAGGTAAGGACTAAAACGGGAGGAGAGTACAAGTTTAAGTACGCTGACCTATCCGAATGCAAAAGGGCGGCGAAACAGCCATTAGCCGACAATGAACTTTCAGTATGTCAGCTAATAGAGGATGATTACTCTATCCGGACCATACTGCTTCATTCCTCCGGTCAATGGATATCGTCCAAGGTAAGGATGCCATCCAATACGGCGGACGCTCAATCCATAGGATCGGCCATCACGTACGCCAAGAGATACGCCTTTTGCGCCATCCTAGGCATCGTGGCCGACGATGACGAGGACGCTAACATAGCGAGCGGTAATTCCGCCCAAAAGGAGCAGCCTAAGGAGCAGCCTAAAAAAACGGCAAACTCCAGAGTAAAGAAAGAGCTTACGAGAGATCATCTAAACAATGAGAGCGCAATGAAATCCATATCGGAGTGGCTATACAATAAAGAGAAGATAGCCAAGGAGTCCAACCAACCATTCTCCGTAGAAAGCGTTATCAGCAATGCTTACATTATAGGAAAGGTAGAGATGGATTCTTTCGTAGAGATATACAACAACTATAAAATAAACAATAACCTGTCATGAGCAAAGAACTAGAGCTAAGCGGCAAGACCCCGCTAACGAGAAGCGAGATCGAGGCCTTATCCATAGACCTTTTGAGCCCGGTACTGGAAGGGGAGGTAGACCCCGTATCACACGTCGTCAAGTTAAAGGCGATGCAAGAGACCATCAAGAGGACGCTGGACGATGACCGGATGAAGGACGCTGTCCTTTCCGAGATCGAGAAATACGGGAAGGAGCGCTCTTGGAACGGGGCCACGGTCAAGATGAAGGAGGTAGGCGTATCCTACGACCACTCCAATTGCAACGACCCGGTCTACGCTAGGTTGATCGAGGAAAGGACGATTCTCGATGCCAAGATAAAAGAACGGGAGGCGTTCCTGAAAACGGTGCCGGACAATACCACGGTCGTTGATGACGAGACCGGGGAGATATACACGATCCATCCGGCGATAAGGATGGCCAAGATGTCATACTCTATAACATTCAACAAAAAATAATCCACGCGTGCCGTGGCTACGGGACGGCGGTTATCCCTGCCGTAGCGAATAACCGACCGCCCCGCTTATAAATCTAAAATTTAAAATCATAAACATTATGGCAAATTTATACGGCTCAATCTGCTTGAGCGACATACCGAAGGAGTTGATGAAAAAAGTAATGACGGCCAAGGGAGAGAAGATCTTCCTCAATATCTCGATCGGGGAGAAAAAAGAGCCTGTCACGTTCGACAACCGCACCTATACGCATTATGTGTCTTGCGCCCCAAGGAAAGAGGAACGAAAGGAAGGCGTTTATTATGGCATAGGTGACTTGATGGAATCCACGTTCAAGAACAACATCCCCTCACCGGAGGATATCAACAACGCCCCATCGGTCGATGATTCGGATCTCCCCTTTTAATCATGGAACTATACTTGCTCAACACCGCCAGCGGATTGAGGCCATGCTATGATTCCGACTATGACGAGAAGAAAAAACTCAAGCTAGGTAAGATATACAAGGCCAAGATAACGCTGGCACGGAACTACGACTTCCTAAAGAAGTATTTCGCCTTGATAAATTGCGCATGGTCTTACCAAAACGAGAAGACCACGGCGCATTTCAAGGAGAGCGTGGAGTGTTTCCGGAAGACCGTCGAGATCGCCGCCGGGCATTGCGATACGGCCTATAGCATATCACGTAAAGAATGGATAGAGATCCCGAAGTCGATAGCCTTCGACAAGATGGACGAGGCCGAGTTCATGGATCTCTACGAGCGTGTGAAGGACGTGCTTTTCTCGGTATTCCTTCGTGATATATCCGAATACGATTTTAGGAGAAACCTTTCGAATTTTTAGTCATGAGAAAAAGCGACAGGCCTCCAAATTACCTTATCGATAAGATCGTGAGGCATACCAACATTATTATTACCGCTTCTTATGGCAGCGTCAAATACATGGACGCTGCCAGACTCCTTAAAAAGGAGGTCAAGAAGCTGGAAACCTATAAGAAAAATGAGAGATCTTAAATACTGCCTCAATGAGGCATGCTCTAAAAGACATTGCCTCTGCCATCAACGGCAAAAACATTGGAAAGACCCGTCTAAAAAAGATGGGGAAACTGTGAGGCCGGAGTCGGTCTTATTTAATGGGAACACCCCTTGCAAGGGGTATATCCCACAATACGAAAGAAAGAAGTATAACATTAATTATTAAAGTATATATGAGAAACTGGTTTATTAGCAAGGTCGCATATGAGAAGATGCTGGAGAACGGCATGCAAAAACGAGTGGTCGAACCCTATTTAGTGGATGCCCTCTCCTATACGGAGGCTGAAGCACGCACGATAGAGGAATTAAGGCCGTACATTACCGGAGAGTTCACTATCGCCGACATAACACGTAAAAAGATAGCGGAACTATTCTTTAACGATAACGGTGATAGATTTTATGAGATTAAGATCTATTTTATCACGCTTGATGAGAAGAGCGGCATAGAGAAGAAAACTGCGGCCAGATTCATAGTACAGGCGAGCGGCCTAAAGGAAGCGATCTCATGTTTCGAGGAGAATATGAAAGGGACCTTGGCGGATTATACCTTGGCAATGGTAAGCGAGACCCTTATTATGGACATCTTCCCGTTTGACGCTGATAGCGTACCAAAGGGCAAAACAGATAATTAATATTAGAGTGAGTTTTCCATAGTATTTGATTTAGGTTAGAATGATTATCCCCGCCGTCCGTGAGGATATGCGGGGTAAACACGGTGGTATGGCGAAATTGGTAGACGCTAAGGTTTGTGACTATCGAGAGAATGTAGTTTTGTCCTTTCCTATTTGGAATTTCAGCAACTCATGCGGGTTCGAGTCCCGCTACCATCACGAATAACAAATGACAATCATGGATTTCGGTAACTACATTCCGGATTACGATCCGGAAGTTTTTGACAATTACGATTATGAGTGACATTTTTCAAATCCTGTCCGGTGCCTTCGGCATCTTGACATTCGTATTCGCTATTATGGCGATATTGTACATAGTATTAATTTTTATTGATGATAAATATAAATGAAGGAATATACAGCGACCATTTTAGGGAACGCCCCTTCCAAGGCCAACCAATACAAGATCATACACGTCAACGGTCATTCCCAACTAGGTAAGACCAAGGCGTTGAAGGAATACGAGGAAAGTTTCATATGGCAATCCGGCAAATTGAGGGACTTGAATATCGACGAGCCTTTTGAGTTCCACATCGATGTATACTATCCTAGTAAAAGAAGCGATTTGGACAACGTCTTGAAACTTCAACTGGACGTACTTCAAAAGATCAAGTGTATCAAGAACGACAACAACTGTTGCGCCATTCACGCCCGTAAGTTCATAGACAAGGGCAACCCTAGGGTAGAGATAAAAATCATAACCTTATAATAATGGCCAAGAAACTAACCAAGCAACCCGAGCGTATCAGATGCGCCGATTGCGTGCACGGCAAGCCTCACAAGGGTCTGGCCGTATGGTGCGAGATATTGAACACCGGGAGGGTAGCGAACGCCCTCCGGTATTGCGACAACTATAAACGATAACTTATATGAGAACGATCAAAGCGAACACGAAGGCAAACGGGGATATACTCCCGGAGCCTCAATTCAAGAGGATACCCGTAAGGGTTGACAAGAACACGATCATCCTCGTAAGGGAGGGATTGAACGTGGAAGAGCATCTAAAAAGATTCAAGAACAAGGACAACACGCCACCGGGATATATTCCGTGGTTCTAAAACACCTTAGAGCGCAAAAGGAAAAAAATAATCTATTTTGTTAAACATATATCCGATAAAGGATGTTTATTAAATAAGTTTATACTTTTGCGCAATAATTGATTGATATAATAGTTTTAGAATAAGACCCAAATTAATATAACATGTGCATAATCAAAGAAATCGGTCGATTCATCAGTCAAGGGGCGTGTACATTCCGGGATGCGGCCGCCGGACGTTATGAGCATACCTCCCCTTCTCTAGAGGAGATAAAACGAGAGATATTCTCCAGGAAAAGCGATCGCCTTGAGGATAAGGCGAACCTTATTGAAGATCGGAAAAACATAGAGAAGGATGTTCGAAAATCATTTGATGAACTGGTTTTAAATCATGGGTAAACAGGAGATAAAGCAACGGGAGACGCAATTGGCCACAGGCAATGGCATGGGTAAGCAGGTAGAGCAGACTTATACCGTAGATGATAATTGCCTGCCTTCTCCCCAAGAATTAGCGTCATATAAAGAAATTGACCCTAAGATAGTTGATTATCTTCTAAGCTCATCTATCAAGGAGCAAGAGCACAGGCACGATGTCGACGTGAAAAAATTGGAGATCATCAAACGGTCAGAGGATAAGCAATCCATGATGAATTGGTGGGGCATGTTCTTCGCTTTCTTGTCTATTATCGTATTGTCGTCACTTGCGGCTTATGCCCTATATTTAGACAAGCCTTGGTTCGCTGGTATAATAGGTGCCGGGGCATTTGTATCCATAGCCTCTATCTTCGTAAGAAAATCAAGCGGCGAGGATATACCTCATAATAAAGGGTAAAAATAAATTTATTAGATTTCTCACTAAAGAGCGGACAAATTAATTTTTGCCCGCTTTTTGTTTGGCATTTTGAATTTGAGTTGTATCTTTGCGTCATACTTCGCCAAAGTATGACATATATTGATTAGTGATGAGCGGCATTTATTGTGTCGTTTTGATTGCTTTATTATGCAAAGATATAAGCCGTCAGTATCCCGTTGGGCTGCTATCACTATTGATGTAGTCGTACTTTGGCGAGTAAAAGGGAGCTGGCGGCTTTCTTCATATATAAACTCAAATTTCATTCAACAATGCCAAAGTACAGTGAAATCGGAGTTAAGTCGAATAATAGTAAACTTATCTCATGGGCTACAGTAGCCCGTATCTACAACGCATTACCCTGCGAGGTATGCAAGTGTGAAACCATAGAAGACGCTAAAGGATATACCAAGGCGTTGCTCTATTTACTATCCGCTTTATTTATCGCAGGATTGGAGAAAGGAGGTGCGCTATGAGTACTCTAACAGCACGTCAACAAACTATCAAGATCAACCGCCTATCCAAGGAGAACGACCAGCTTTCCAAGGAACTGGAGCACGTGAAAGAGCAGCTCAGATGGTCACGCATCACGTCCTCGCAAGAGACGGAACTAAAGAACTCATGTTTCTTCTTCATCGCCGCCAAGGGGCTATTCACCGAATGGCACGAGTGGCACGACAAGAGGATAACAGAGAGGTTGATGGACGAGATCAAGAGGACTATCAAATAGGGGATATTACTTGGTTAAATATATTTAATAGAGCAAATAATATTGTAGGTAAAAAAGTTGATAAACATAGTTGACTAAACCAATTGATCGTAACGTTTCGATGATACTAATCATAGTATATAAGCAAACATATAAGTAACAATTACTTACATTAAAACAAGTATCTAATTCATATATCGAATCATATATCAAACTCGATATGAAATAGATATCAAAGTCGAAACACATTTGGTTTTGCTTGCAAAATCAACTTTTATCCATCTTATAAACATTTGATAACAAAAGGACATAAAATGTATAAGCCCCCTATTGCGCACCTTGATAATTGTCATTACCTTTACGGTACAAGCTAAGAATTAAACGATCATTATATGCAAGACTAATGGTCGAATAAAGATATTTTTTAGGGCATTTCTATATATTCCGTCTTGCACATTGGGAGTATATGGATTTGCCCCTTTTTCTTTGAAATAATTTAAAGAATAAAGATATGAAAACAAGCCAAGAAATGGTTCGAAAGATAGGCAAGTTTAATGTTATCCAACGAACAAGTGACGGTTATTTTAACGCAACGAACCTTTTAAAACAATGGAATGAATCGATTAAAACTAAATCCCAGAATTTCGGGGATTTAAAAACAAGAGACCTTGATAACTTTTGGAAAAGCACAAATTTAACTCAACTAATGTCTGAAATAGCTAAAAATGAGCTAGATTTTAAATCCGTAGAATTTACGGAATTAAAAAATGCGCTATCCAAGACGTGCAGAGGCAAGAAAAATGGTGGGACATGGATGCATCCAATCTTGTTTATAAAATTTGCCATGTATTTAAGTCCAAAATTTGAATATCACGTACTTAAATTCGTGTCTGACGAAATGATACGCTACCGCAACGATGCAGGTGACGCTTACAAGGAATTGTCCTCGGCTGTCATGAAGATCGTTCCGAAAGATTACATGCCAAAGGCGATGAAGAAGATCGGAGAGGCTTTGAACTGGATAATCTTCAATGGGCATGAGAAGTTGTTGCGTAACAAGCACGGTGACGAAAGAAAGCAACGTGAATTGTGGCAACTGGAGAAGAAAATTGCCGATCTGATAAACGAGGGATTCATTACCGCCTTCGATCCTCTTATTGACTATCTCCGCAAACTATACGAAAAGAAAAACAATCCTGCTGTATTCATCCCTGTAGCATAATACGATTGACATATTAAGATTTTAAAAGCCCCGGTCTAGGCCGGGGAGTATATTGTATTGTCTAAAAAAATAAAACTACATAAAAAATGGCATATCTAAAAAGAAACAAGCATGGGACGAAACAAAAAAAACGGTCTTGACTATTTCCCTTTCGATATTGATTTATTCCAAGACATTCGCATTAGAAAACTGATCAAGTATCAAAGTGGTAAAGCCGTAACAGTATATACTCTCCTGCTATGTATTATCTACAAAGATGGGTACTACATGAGGTGGGACAAAGAGTTGCCATTCATTATATCGGAACAAACCGGGTTCGAAGAGGCGTATATACTAGAGGTAATTAATAGCTGCTTGAAGCTGGGGTTATTTCATAATGAATTATATGTGTCTGATGGAATATTGACTTCGAAAGGGATACAGGAACGGTATAAAAAGATCTGCGATTTGTGCAGAAGAAATAGTGAAATTTCGGAATTTTCCCTTATTTCTTCCGAAGAAAAGATTATTTCTTCCGAAGAAAAGCCAATAAACTCCGCAAAAAGTACACAAAGTAAAAGTAAAGTAAAGAAAAAAAAAGAATTACTCTCTAGCGAGAGTAATAAGAAAAACGAGCCTAAAGGCTCTCCTCTCACCCCATCTCATCCCGGATTCAACCCTGATTTGGTTGAGAAACCTTTGGATGAGTGTAAAAAGATTTTGGAGGCTAATATCGCTTGGATCGAGACGGTATGCATGCAGCAATACATAAGCACCTCTCAGTTCAAAGACTATCTGGACGAATTCTTCAAGGATATGGCTTGCCGGGATGTTGGTATGAAGTCTCCCAAAGACGCAAGGAGTCACTTCGCGTCTTGGCTCAAAATTAATTTGAGGATCAAATCAAACGAAAATAGCAATGGAACATGTAAACAAGATAGGGATACGGATAGAAAGTCAAGACTTGCCGGATATTTCCAAGAAGCCTTCTCTGATTGCGGTAAGAGTGATTGAGCGTTACGGTGATGGATTATGCTTCGCTAAGACCTTCAACCCTTCGCTGCAAAAGGTTTGCGCCCAGAACAAGGAAAGATCATTCATGGGGGAGGCACCTTCAATAGCCACTCTCTTGCAAGCTTACCCAGAGAAGCAGGTATCCGCTTGGATAATGGCTCAATTGGAGAACCTTAACGATTTCACTGGCGTAAATGGGAAGATAGATACAAACCAAATGATAGAGCTTGCCGGGATCATTGAGACCGAGTATTACTTTCTGAAAGCCTCGGAATTGCTATTGTTTTTCCACATGTTAAAGGGAGGATCATTTGGCGTTTTTTATGGCAATGTAGACCCCATGATGATAAGCCGTGCCCTGATAGACTTCAAGGTTTATCGCCGCCAACAGCTAGAAGCCTACGATCGGGAAATACAGCGCAAAAAGCGTGATGAGCAATGGGAAGAATGGGGGCGCAAGGCCGTGCCCTGTCCGGAATATTTAACATTAGCCAAGGCTTTTTCCGAGAATATTCAAAAAGATGATTCAAACATACCCGTTAATGGTAAAGAAAACTGATATAGAGTAACATGGAAATAACAGAGAGATTGAGAAACACCCCTACCGGTTTGATCGTGTTGGTAGGAGACATGAAAATTATCGTGGAAAAGTACAGGCCGTACTACAACGGGCAGAACAAGATCCCGTGCAGGGGATGCGTCTTCCGGGACGAGGGTGCGAGATTTTGCGAGTACAGCAAGGCTTGCATGGCCCATCTGAGGCCGGACCATGAAAGCGTAGTTTTTGCTAAAACGAGAGAGACATGACACATGGATCATTATTTTCTGGCGTGGGCGGATTTGACCTTGCCGCCGAATGGATGGGATGGGAGAACCTGTTCCATTGCGAGATTAACGAGTGGTGCCAAAAGGTACTGAGATTTCATTTTCCAAAAAGCATTCAATATGACGATATTACAAGAACTGATTTCGCTCCGTGGAGAGGGAAGGTTGACGTACTCACAGGAGGGTTTCCTTGCCAGCCATTTTCAACGGCGGGAAAGCGAAGGGGAGCGGAAGATGACCGTTATCTCTGGCCGGAAATGCTTCGGGCAATACGGGAGATACGACCCGCTTGGGTCATTGGTGAGAACGTTGCTGGAATCACCAGCATGGTACAACCCGGCAGTGAGGTTACGGTGGAAAGTCAAGCCTCTTTGTTTGAAACGTCTGACAAGGAAACGCTACTCGAGCAAGAATACGTTATCGAGACCGTCTGCCGAGATCTTGAGCGTGAGGGATATTCCGTCCAGCCGATTCTTATTCCAGCTTGCGGTGTCGGAGCGCCGCACAAGAGGGACAGGGTATGGTTCATTGCTTCCGACCGTTCAGACGCAAGGATTGAAGGTTTGCGACAAGAACGGGAAAACGAAATTCATGGACGTGAGTCTACTTCCCACTCCAACGGCACAAGATTTCAAGCGAAGGGGTCCGAACAGCAAACAACAGGGATTACCGGAGGCGGCCTACAAAAAGATGTTACCGACACCTACGGCGAGAAGCTACAAAAATGGCTCAAAAATAACGGACGAGAGATCGAGGAGGAAAATATCGCAAGGCTGGACAATGGAGTTGAACGATCTTGCTGTATCAAGGCTTTTGCCGACTCCGACAATGAGAGACTATCAACCATCGGTATCACCGACAGGGTTAGTTCGGAAGAACGGGAAAAGAAGAGACGATGCCTTATGCAATATACCAGTAATGATTGGCCAGCATTGTCAGCAAAACGATGGAAAGACTTCCCAACTCAACCCCCTGTTTGTAGAAGATATGATGGGTTACCCTTTGATGTGGACTACCTTGCCATTCCTTTCACAAAATGGAGACAAGAATCCATAAAAGCCTACGGAAACGCCATCGTCCCACAAGTAGCATTTGAGATATTCAAGGCGATAGAGGCATCTATTCATCTATGATGAGAGCAATAAAAAATAATTACAGCAATGAAAAAAGAAACTATAAAAAACAAAGTATTTGAGATCATAAAGAGTAGACTTTTAACAAAAGATACGCCACTTACGATGGAATCCAAGCTGGAAGATGATCTATGGATGGACAGTCTTGACGAGGTAGAGATATTGATGGAGCTGGAGAAAGAGTTTGGCATATTGATCCCTAATGATGATCCCGGACGATGCCTTACCGTAAAGGACGTTGTTGATTATATGATCCGGAGGATGGAAGAATGAGACAATACAACGATTGGGAAGAGATCGACAAGGACACGAACGGCCTTGTCACCTCGCTAACCTACATGGTACTTTTCGTGAACGACCAAGTGTATAACTACACGGTCTCGCTCATGGAGGCCATAAGGAATAGCGAGCACTACAGGCATAACGCCAAACGGACGGCCAACGTTATAGAGAGGGAGATAAACGCTTATAACACGAACATTTTCCGGATAGCCAAGGCCAACAAGGAGGCGTTCGCCGAGATTACGCAAAGCATGGAGGAGGACGTGCGGCCTCATATAGACCGGTATTACTACACGATCAGCCAGATATTACTGGATCACGGGGTATCGGGCATGACGAACCGGATCGCCTCGCTGTCATCAACGATAAACATGCTGGCGCAGATGTCGAGGATCACGATAAGCGATTTCGGCGACAGGATGCGGAAAATCGTCCCGTTGGCCTACAATCCCCTATCCTATCTGGCACTGGACAAGGTAGAGTATCTAAGCGACCGGTTATCAAGTGAGGTCACAGGAAAGGACGTGAGAATAAACTTAAATGAGCATCCCGGGATCGTGAAGGCGTTCACGGCGATAAGCAACGCCTTGCTAAGGCCGGAGGTCTTTGAGAAGGCTTTTGACAGGGCGGGATAATTTTTCAATGATTTTATTTGGCGTTTTGGAAAGAAGTGGTACATTTGCAGCGACTATCATACTCAAGAGGCAGACGGAAGCCTGCCATATTTAGCGGGCATTTTTTATGCTTGTAAGATCGCTGTATCTAAGATATACGGCTTGTACCCCCGTGGTGAACTGTAATGGGACACCAGCCTCTTGAGGTGATAGTCAACGGGAAAGGCAAGCCGTTTTTCTTTGCCTATAATGCCAAAAAATGACTATCGATATGGCAGAAATTACAACAAACGTAGGGACGTTAATCCCCATCACAGAAAGCAACGGTAAAAGAGCCGTTAGCGCAAGAGCTTTGTACGACTTTTTAGGTTGTACAGAAAGATTCCAGTCTTGGTTTGATCGGCAACTACAGTACGGTTTCGACGAAAACAAGGACTATGTAGGGTGTAAAGTATTTAACACCCTTGCGAATCAAGAACTTCAAGATTACGCAATGACATTAAGCATGGCGAAAGAAGTATCAATGATCCAAAGAAGCGAGAAAGGGAAGCAAGCCCGCCGTTACTTCATCGCTTGCGAGGAAAGACTGAAAGAAAGCAAATCAATTAGCCAATCCAGACCATCGTCCGTTACCCCGACAAGAGTCCGTGCCGGAATCGAATGGGTGAAAGGCGTAAGCGAGATGCTGAACCTCAATGACGTTTCCAAGTTGTCATTGCTGGAGAAGGTAGCCACGCCACTTGGATTGCCATTGCCCGATTACGTACCGTCAAAGGGAGTGATGAAGTCGGCTACCGATCTACTCTACGAGAAAGGTTACAAGGTATCACGGAATCAATTCTACAAAAGGGCTATCGAGCTAGGATATATCGAACGTATATCACGTAAATCATCTAAAGGCAAGATCAAATATTTCAACTCCATATCCAAGAAAGGACTCGAATACGGAGAGAATCAGATAAACAAGAACAACCCTAAGGAAACTCAACCGGAGTGGTATGTGGACAAATTCGATTCTCTTATGTTAGTATTGGGATTTTCAAAGATGGAGGAGTTGAACTATGCAGGCTAAAGAATACGATTTCACGTCCTTCAACGAGTTCATGAACAAGATCACCACGCCCTCCGAGGTGTGCGACCAGCTGATGGACTTGGTATTCAACTACTCATGGTGCATCAACGAGGAAACGGTGGATCGTTTCAAGGACGATATCGCCACGATCTATATGTTGCTTGGGGAGTTCAAGAAACTTGCCGAGCAGAACTAATAATCTATCCGGGGCGTTCCTTTCATGGGACGCCCTTTTAAATCAACAAGAGAATATCCAAATTGATATGAAAGCGAAAATAAGAAAAACAGGGGAGATTGTTGATGTTATCGCCTTCAAATCTTCCGAAGCCTGTCCTGAAAAGGATTGGGTGCGCTATGTGGATTCCGAGGGGCTTGATCTCATACAGGAACTCAACGCTCTAGAGGATCTAGAGGTTATAGATAAGACGGAGGATAAAGCCGTTGATTGGGAACAACGCAGATATGAGATTGCAAAAGAAATGATGGCAGCGTTTCTTAGTAATTCAAGCAGAGAAGTCTATGAAGGCGCTTTTAAAACACAAGCAGAATATGCCGTAGCTTTTGCCGATGCGCTCATAGCGGAATTGAAGGAAGGAGGTGAATCATGAGAAATAAAGAACTAATCGCTCTTCTCCAAGAGCAAGACCCGGAAGCGGAGGTAATGATCCGCACGTCCGACGATCAATATTACTACGATTTAGTGGAAGTGTTCACGGATAAGGATGGGGATGTCATAATACAGGAGGGGTAAATATGGATAATAAGGAATATTTTAACAACGAATTATAATATGAATCAAATTTGCACGAACAAAGAACAATCACAACGGCTGTTAGAGGCCGGGGTGAGACCGGAGACGGCGGACATGGTTTTACTATATGTTGACGATGAAAGCAATATAGCGCCATGGGAGGATATCCGTAAAGACGAAAAAGGAAAGTTTTTCTATGATGTATATGGAGAGACATACACTTTGACAGAAAGTGTACTTCTTAGAGATAGCCCTGATTACGATCATTCATATCAAGACGATTGTCCCGCTTGGTCTCTATCCAAGATGATAGATATGATGCCTAAATCATATCAAGATGATATTGACGGGATGGTTTATTACCTATCCGGAAATTTCGTTGAGTTAATGTACGCATCGGACTGGATCGAGGACGGGGAAGGTGACAATACTTACAATTGCGCAAAATCCTTCGACAAAGAGAATCTGATGGACAATATGGTTGACGCTATCGAATGGCTTATCAGAGAAGGGCACTTGAATAAGAAATTCCTAACAGATAAATAAATATGAGCAAAGAATATAGAGTCGTAAGATACTTCGATGGTTATCCCGAATACACCATGTGTAAATGTGATACAATCGAAGAAGCGAGAGTTAAGCGCAAAGAGCATAACGATAAAGAGAACAAGCCTTATATCAGTTATCATATATTGGTAGATGGCGATGAGAAATTTAGTGGTAAATCCTATAGAACTGAATGATTATGAATGAACAGGTATTATCAGTAGAACAAATGCAACACCTTATTAAATTAGGTATTGACGTGAGCAGTGCAAGCATGAAGTTTATAAGCACCCATCCAAGTTGTGATTATAGCGAAGATGATGAAATCGAGTTTATACCAGTCTGTGTTAATTTTTATGCTAAACAATATAATGAGAGTGGCAAGACATTTACCTTGCAAGATATGTTGGCTCTCATGCCAAAACAGATAGATGACTATACATTGAATTGGTACATATCAGAAATGATTTTCAGATATGATAAAATTGATTTATTTGGTAAGTTTGAGGTGTTAGAGGATTTATCGTTCTATTTCAACGAGAATGTAACAATCTTAAATGTAGCCTATGGTATGCTCTGTAAGCTTGCGGAATGTGGATATTTAAACAATAAGCATTAACAATGGAAAGAGATATTGATAAGAGACAGACGGTAGAAGAAGCGGCTCATTTCTTCGCTGAAAGCAGGAGTAGCGGTAGTGCATTCCCTGCATATTACCACGGCTTTATTGCAGGTGCCGAATGGCAGGCAAAGCAATTCCCGTGGATAAGCACAAAAGATAAGTTACCTGATGATGAAGATCTGGTAATAACTGGCTGCTGGTGTACTGATTATTTTAAATACTTACAACAGGGTTGGTATTGCAGAGAATGTAATGAATGGTATGATACTAATGGTGATAAAATTTGTGTTACCCATTGGATGCCTATACTCGATCTGAGGAATAGTATTAACCGAGCCTTCACGGGAAGGCTCATAATTTAAAAGAATAGAAAATATCGCTTGCTTTTCCGGGAAAATTCGTAAGTTTGCGGTGCGAAGATTACACATAGGCACCGCAAGCGAGTGGTCCAGTAGAGAATGAGAGAAGTATAAGCAGCTCCCATAATCCGTTCATGTATCTCTACGATATGTGTGGTCTTCGCAAACTAGGATTATGAGGGGTTGCTCTTTTTTTTTATTCATCTAATGCGAAGACCAGATGAAGCAAGCAATTCTTACAAGAGAAAGTAGCACCGTAGAAATCAGACGCTACTTCATGGCAGTACTCAAGCTGTCAAAATCAGATCAAGAGTTCCCAGTGAGCCTTGACGAGGTATATCCTTTAGTGTACAACAAGAGATCGGATGCCGTAGATGTCTTGCAGAAAACATTCATGCAAGATATTGACTATCAAGTTTTGCGGCAAAATCCGCAAAACCCCAAAGGAGGAAGGCCAAAGATCGAGTATCGACTATCCGTGCCCTGCATGGAATTTTTTATCGCCCGGAAAATACGCCCGGTGTTCGAGGTGTACCGGAAAGTCTTTCATACGACTGTCGCTAAAAAAGCATCGACTACATTGGAAGGCAAAAAGATCCAAGAGCTAAAGAAGGATATATCAATGTTAGAGAACCGCCTTAAATGGGCCAAGATCACCTCTCAGCAAGAAACCGATCTAAAGAACTCATGTTTCTTTTATCTCGTAGGAAAAGGTCTGTATACCGAATGGCACGAATGGAATCAAGAGCGTATAACTAAAAGGATCACGGAAGAGATCAAGAGATCACTCAACATTTAAATTTTAAAATAAGGTTATTATGGAATCAAAATTAATATTATCAAAGAATAGTAGCGAGAATGAAATAAAACGTTATTTCAAGGCTGTTTTAAAATTGGCTCAATCTGATGATGAGTTTCCAATCAATCTTGACGAAGTTTGGCCATTAGTCTATTCTGAAAAAGGGAAGGCTGTTAGAGCATTGACTTCAAATGAACAATTTATCGAGGGAGTTGATTACAAGACGCTTGCCCAAAATGGCAAGCAAGATGAAGCAAGTTGGGGAGGAAACAATAAGATTGACTATAAGCTTACAGTTTCATGTATGGAGTTCTTTATTGCTAGAAAGGTAAGGCCAGTTTTCGAGGTGTATAGAAAGGTTTTTCATAAATCAGCGGAACAAACGCTATCGTTATCCGACAAAATGAAGGCGGCTTCGTGGGCGGCAAAGTTCCTAAACTTAAATGATAGCTCGAAATTACTCATGGCAAAGCAGATACTCGATCCATTGGGCTTGCCTACTCCGGACTACACGGAATCCAAGGATCAATTATTGTCAGCCACCGAACTATTGGGAATTAACGGATTAAAAATATCCGCACAGGCTTTCAACGCAAGAATGGCCGCAAAGGGATTATTAACGACCTTGCAACGACAATCCAGTAAGGGTATAAAGAAATTCAAATCCTTGACAGCGGACGGACTTAAATATGGAGAGAACCAAGTAAACCCTAATAATCCCAAAGAGACACAACCTTTGTATTACGCTCATTTATTCAGTGGGTTATTAAGCGATATTGGTCTATAACAGGCACATCAAGTGCCGTATCCGGGCCATAACCTCATGAAAGTTTATAGGCTCGAACGACAACGATTCTATAAGGCGGTCTATCTCCCGTCTTACAGAATCGTTTCTTTTCTTGTTATGTGATCGTGTCCTAATCATCCATGGCACACATATAAATCCATACCTTGCCTTCAGGAGCATCATCGTCAAGGAAATAGAAATTTATAGCGTCCTCGATGATTTTCTTTTCAGCGTCATGGTCAAACCATTCCGTGAATTTAATCTCCTTGTCATGCCAGTTAGCGTTAAGAGCAACGTACACGTCCCATATGTTGGTATTTCCCGGTATGCTCATACCTTTTATAGCGGTAGCCACCTGCTCCATATTCCAGTGCTCGCCTTTATGCTCTCCCGCCTTGCCTTTATGACGCATTGCCGCCACGTCCATCCTAGCAAAGCACTCATTATAATGAGGCCCACAAAACACCTCATGTAAATCACGCATAGCCTCGTCATACTTCTCGGGATCTTTTTCCTTTAGACACTCCATCGCCTCGTCCAGCTCGCATATGGCCTCCCACATCTTTTTCTCGGATACCATCCCTTTCGAATGATAGTCCTTCATCAATTCCTTGTATCTCATATATCATATTATTATTCGGTAAATATTGATTTCAACTCCAAAAAATCCGCTTCCGTTATACGGATAGCGTTCGTTTCGCCTAGGATAAAATTCATAAGAGCGTTATCCGGAAGTTCCACCAATATAGATCCCTCCCCGATCGTACCCTTCAAGAATCCTTGCTCGAACTTATACGGCTTCATGCTCTTGAATACGTTCATAGCGTCATCGAATAGCTCTTCCTTGTCATAATTGCCATTCTCGTCAGCCGCAAACAACATGAATCCTTCCACTTTCTCAGTGATCTCCTTATCCTTTTGCACGAGGATGTTATGGACCCCCCTTTTAAGATACTTGCCAAGAGGCTTGAACGCCGTGTTCCCGGAGACGAAAGAGTCAACCCTTTCCTCCGCCCATATCTCCACCGAGTTAATTAGCCTGCTTTTTAGCTCTAGAGCTTGTTGCTTTAGTTCCATAGGACTCTTTCTTTAATTGTTCCACTTCCTCTCTCAAGGTACTGATAGCATACCCTTGTCTCTTGACCTTATCGATCAATTCGATAAGCATACCTTCCTCACGTGTCATTTCTTACCTCCTTTTCCGCTATTCTTCAATTTAAGGAAGTCGGCGTATGGCATATCGGCGTATTTGGCCGTGTACTCAGCGAACAACGCCATGTTCTTGTTAACCTCCTCTGAGGCCGATTTCTTTATCTTCTTGGCCATTCCCAACAATTCCTCCAAGGCGGCCTTTCCGTCCTTGCTCTCCTCCACCAACGGACGCATGATGCGCATGTATTCACGATTAAGGATGGACATTACCTTTTGGTAGGCCTGTTGATACTCCGGATTGTTATTGACCATTTCGAACTCGCTATCCGACATCTCGCTAACGAGCTTATCTATCTCGTCCCACACCGGATTACGGCTTTGGGCCTGTTGCGCAGAAGGGTTAAGCATACGTTGCTTCTGGATCTCCATCTGTTGCTGCGCTTGCTGGAGACGCTGAATGTTTGCTTCTATCTCGCTTATATTCGGATTATAAGGATTGCTACCTAATACAGGGTCACTCCCCCCTAAAAAAACATTTGTCTGCATGATAATACTGTTAGTGGTTAAAAAAAAGGAAAGCGGCAAGCGCCCCCTAGGGAGCACAAGCCACTAATTTTACCTTAAGCCGTAGGTGCCGGAGCGGATGCCGGGCATGAGCACGGATTGTAGCTAGGATAGCCTGTTACCGTAGGGGTATTTGGCAATACCAATTCTCCCGTGATCATACGGCAGGTTCTACGATCGGTGTAATTGACACTAGCCGTGAACGCCTTCTCGATCTCGCATTGAAGCAACTTGTCTTGGTAAGGACGAATCGCCGAACCTACAGCCACCTGACACCTCAATTCATCAATCTGAGCCTTCAAGACATCGAACTGGTCTCTTTGGTTCTTGTATAGACCAAAATCAGCGTCTACCTGTGACTTGTACAATCCGAAATCAGCGTCTACCTGTGATTTCCACAAGGCGAATTTCTCGGCGATATCCGTCTGGCGGTGATCGTAATCGGCTTGCATACCTGAGACTTTCAATCCCCACATTGCGTTTGTAAGCGATAACGCCTCCTCACAGCCTTTCTCCCAAGCCATGAACGCTGTCGGAGCGCCTACACCGGAACCACCACCGCCTCCTGTGGTCGTGTTGATGTTAACGTTCTCCGGCATACCGGCTCCCCAGCCACCGCCGAACAAGCCGCCACGGTTACGTGACACCGCCCAAGCTCCAAGAGCCGTACCAATGATACCCAATGTCAAGCCGGCGTTACCCACGCCCTTGCTTGCGTAATCCTTGTGCTCATCCTCATGGACGATCTCTTTCTCTTTAATGATTTTCTCTGCTTCCATATGTGAAGTTTTTTATGGTCATATCCGGGTTATCCCGGACACCACAAAAATCCACAGAAGTGCCTTGCTAAATAAATATCTCCTTGCTAGCTTGTTGCGAGGTTGTTGCTAGTTCTTTGCGGAAGGGGATGAGACAAAAAAAAGCGCCGCCAATTTGTGTTGACGACGCTTTTTTGTTATAAAGAAATATAGAATACTATTCCCTTGTTAATTGTTTTTTTATAAGATCAACTAACCTATTGGAAACGACCTCCGATATTTCATCAAGGCTCATACCATCCTCTAATGAATCTTTACATTCTTGGATCCTTTTTGATTTTATATAGGCATCCAATTCATTAGGTTCATTCATGATAACATCATTATCAAGAGCGAACAAATAACCTGCATCAGACTGTAATAACGTTCCCATATGTATTATCTATAATAGTTTTTAAAAAAATGATCATTTAAATTCGGGTCAAAATAATGTTTTCTTTTTATCCAAATAAATCCGTCCCCCTTAGAAATAACAGCCACATCTACCGGACCGCCCACACTCTCTTCCTCAAAGGTCATCCTTCTTTTTAAGGAAGTCAATGATATCAAACTTTCTGCCACATCTATTAAATCTTCTTTCTCTAAAGAAGAGATAGCCCTTACTAGAGGTATAATATATTGCTTTCTTTTCAATTCCCTATTCAATATTCTAAATTCATTGACAACTCCGCTTATATCCAAGTCCCGTATCTTGGCGGCCATTTGAGGATCAATTCTATCTACACCTTCTGCGATCATGTTTCCATATTTAGTTATCGTCTTTTTAAAATTTTCAATAAACAACTTTTCTAATTTGGGATCGATACCTAGTAAAACTGTATCCATAACATCAGTTTGAGCGAAAGGCTGAATCGCAGATGAATTTTTATCCGATATCTCAACAGAATTATTTATATCATCATAATATCGAAGCTTGTTGTCTATGACCAATGAAATATTAACAGGATCCAATTTAGGATATATATCATCTTCACCATAACCAACAAAAACTATACCTGTAAAAGGGAGATTATCATGCTCTGATTTTATCATATTGAAAATAAGAGTCTCCGCATATTCCCTAAATTCCTTATCTGGAGATATCTGATTTAGAGAATTGATTAGGTCATCAAAAACTTTTGATGAATACTTAACGAAATCATCAATCTTATAACCACTTAGAGACTCACATTGTTTTGTGGAAGAATATAAATCAGAATACTGTCTCATTAATCTTTTCATCTGTGACAAAAAATCATCATGATTGTCATCCCTTATACCTCCACACAATCGACCAGCCTCATTCCCGATAAGATTAGTAATGATAAACTGAACAGACGCACTTAAATAGCTTAACTGAATTGATTTATCTATAAAAAAATTCTTTTTATAGATAAATCTTATGAAATCTTTTTTATAATCCTCCAATTTTGGAAAAGATTTATCTCCCAAAGACCTTCTATAAAGTTTAATTATAACATCCCAAGGCACTCCCTCTAATGCAGCGTTATTATAAATCATAACGCCTACTGGATGAAATTTAGACAACGTGAATATTTTATTCCCCCGATTAAAGACCTTTCGTCTAGATAGACCCGTTGTAGTAATTGCGCTATCCGCCGCAATAGCTACAGCATGTTTATTTAAAACTCCTACGATCGCTGTCATATTTTTTCATGATCTATTTAGAATATACATTTTTTAAGATATAAGGTGTTAAAAGTAAAGCCTCAGCCAAGGCTGGTTACTTGACGAGGCTATAAAAATCACCTTTTATTCCGCAAATGTCGCATAAAATTTTGTTATATGAAAATTTTTTCATAGACAAATCACATGCCTTACAACATAACGCACCCTCAGACCGTACCGGATAGCTCCTCTTTCACGCTCTCCACCGTTCTTCTCAGATAGTAACTCCTCCTTATCCTGTCCGGGTACAAGTTACGCATCCGGTTGACGGCTTGCCTCGTCATTCCAGTCAGATCGGATATGATATTGTCGCTCAACTTGCGATCGGCCAGTATGGTTATAGCCACTCCCCTAGCGTCAACGTTCCTCTCCTTGTTGTTGCTAAACATCATTACCGGATCGGTTCCGCACTCCTTGCAGACTGCCTCTATCACTTTTTTGTAAAAAATTTCCACCTTATTCATAAACTTTTTATTTCGTGGTTTGTTTTACTATTAAGCCGGGCAAAAAAATGCACGGCAGAAAGACTTATAAGAATCTTCCCGTCGTGCGTGGCATGAAAAAATAATCAAACTTCCGATCCGATTATTTAGGGAAGATTCTTTTTCTTTATCCTCCCTTTCCGGTTCGTTCTCACGAAGTCACCATCAAACTAATATTAAATTAATCATGAACAAAAAACGTCAGCCCTTGTTATTCATATAACGCATTCATTCTATTATCAGAGGTTTCTCGGGCGTGAGCCATGGAAGCCTCACCAAATTCTATAAAACCCGCCTATCCCGACATAGGGTGACAAGCCATGCTTTCCGATCCCATAACCGGCTATCGCGCCGATTCCCCATCTACGGGGGGAGATCGTCTTGGTTATATACTCAGTCTTACGATAAACCTCGATGTAGTCAAGATTAGGCTTATAGCCGGATATAAATAACCGATAATCATCCGTCTTGTACTCCTTTTGAGTTATCGGCACCGGGACATATATAGGTTCCTTAATCGTATCACCGTCTAATGTAATGTAGACAGGAAAAGGCTCAGGTATTGTTCGTACCAGTGTCTCATAGACCGGGTACGGGATGCTGTCATGTATCGTGTCAACATAAGTAAACGTGTCGGTCTTATGTATTTGATTGCCATCCACATCCCCCCGGATATGGTAGCCAGCCGTGAAACTGGCTACCAAGCACACTAGTATTAATATAACCTGCCATGCTCTCATAACAGATTCCACCCCGCAATAACATCCGACATATCAGCCTCCCTACCATTCTCCATCTTGCTCATCGCTGCCACGATCCGGATCATCTGCTCACGATCGTTGATGTTGATAGGATCATCAGCCGGGATACCGGCGTAATCTGATGCAAACTGGATATACTTTTCGGTATGGTTCTCCTCCGGAGGCGCCCATCTTCCTATCATCTTGCGAATCGTGTCAAGCTTATAGTTGTTATAGTAGTTCGACAGGATCTTAAAGATCGCCCGATAGCCATAGGCCATAGTTTCGAACTGCTTAAACGACTTGTCCTTGCTCGGACGTATCTCACCTTGGAACAAGTCTCCGTTGATCCGGATGTTTCCCGGGTTGTTGTTCCGATACCCACGAGGTAAATTATTTTCCCCCATATTTTACTCTCCTTTCTTCTTTTTATTCATGGCATTGGATAAAGCGTTTGTCAAAGCGTCCTCCAAAACCTTTTGCGTTACAACCTTACCGATCATGTCGGCTGTCTTACTCGCCTGCCTCCTTTGTTTGGCGTCAGCCTTCTCCCAGATAGACCTAACCTCCGTTATCAAGATAAATACGGTCACTATCGAGGATACGACCGGGACATTGGTCAAGAAAGGCAGATGGATAAATTCCCAGAACCGGCACACGTAGCAAACCGAGTCTATACCGCACGCTATACATACGCTACCAGCGTAAAGTATGAACTTACTGACTGTCCTACGCATGCCGTACGAATTACGCTCCTCGCCCCTCAATTTAGCCTTGTAATAACCCGAGGCGAAATCCCAGCCCATCGCCACCATAACGATGAACATCTCAAACACGACTACAGTCAGTAGCTCCCTCATACTGCAAATCATCTTAAAAAACTCCATTCTTCCGATCCTTTTTTTATCAAATAAATATTACATCATCCCTTACCGATATCCCCGTATCCTCGATCACCAAATTACCTCCCGATACCGAGACATTCGCCGCAAGGGTAAACACCAATATATTTCCGTCAACGTAAGCCTTGCGACTAGGCTGACGTACCGTAAGCCGCTCTTTGACCGCTCCGTTTCCGGTCGCCACGGTCAATACTTCGTACCGCTCCGTCCCCGTATAATTCTCCGTGTCACTCGTGATGACGATCTCGCCATTATCTCGCCCTGTATAGGCAAGGTGGAGATTCCCTCCACCTACGCCCCATGGTATCACTTTCTCCATACCGGGCAGGGGTCAAGATACCGTCCATTGCGTATTGGAGGTAACAAGAACGGTAACAGCGCTTCCATCCGCAGGGATCGTTATATCTGTCTCGCTTAACGACAAGTTAGCGTCTCCGGCTGTTTGCTCAATCACGATCTGCTGCTGAACGGTGCTACCGTTGGATACCTTCAGGGTCCTGTCTATCTGCTCTATCGTGGTATTGGCCGGCAAGGTCAGATCCACAGACCATACCACCTCGCCTGTCGCTCCCGGATCTCCTTCGATCGCCTCCGTATTATTAGTGGGTTTACCACCTGCGGTATACTGGGGGGAGATCGTCGCCTCCTTCGCTTCTCCCACCCACGCGAATGACAAGGCGGCAGAATTGGATTTCCCATTGACAGTGACTTTTCCTCCTGTCTTATCTGCCGCCATCGACGACCCGTTATCTATGGATATATACTCGGGTTCCGCCTCTTGCGTCACCTTATAAGTCTTGGGTTGCGCCACACCGGATCCGGTAACCGTTACGGTCCCAGATCTCGTCTTTCTCCCCTTATACACCGTCGCTGTATTCCTCAGCGTATCATTACCCGATCCAGACATCGGGCTTACTGTCAACCAACTAGGTTTTGCCATACTTCTAAAATTTTTTATTAATTATTTACTATTCGACGTCCCATAAAACGTTTGATATTATATTCACATCCGCTTCAAAACCATTACTCCTTTGTAGCCATATAGCCGTTGGGGTAACGATCAAATGCGCTTCCCTAGTCCATACCGTATCTCGTCCCAGATAGATTTTCTTTACGTCCGCTCCGTTAAACTTTATATCTATCGCCCCGTTCAGAATCATAGTATTACATATAAGATGTTTGGATTAGGGGTCTCGATCTTGTCATACTCCTCTTGCGTAATGGCCTCGATCCTATGGATTGAGTCGGACACGAGGGTGTTCTTGGGGTTATTCAATATATCAAAAGATGAGCTGACATCCACCGTGGACACTTTCAGATTCGAGCAAGACTGTTCGTCAGTCTTCCCGCATGATCTCGGTATGAGCTTGAACGCCTCGCAAGCGTCAACGGCCATCATGCCATCTTTCTTATAATTCTCGAATAACGTCAACGTGTAAACCCCGCAATGTACCTGATCCTTCCCGTGATAAGAGAATCTTATGACGTTACCGACAAGGAGGAAATCCTTTATCTCTATCCTCTCGAATGAGTTTGACAAGATCACCTTCAAATCCCGTCCCTCAAGTGGTTCGGGAACATTATCGTGCAATATCGTCCACTGGACGGATATGTCGTTGCCTATGCGGATAGTTTCCATATTATCCAAGGGTAAAAGGATTGATCGTTTTCACTAAGGAGCCATCTGCCGTGATAAAGCTGTAACTAATATTACCCTCAACCGTTACATTCGAAAAATTTCCAATCAAGGAGCATCCAATAATAACCCCGTTTATATTCACACTAGTAGATGTCATTGTTATAGTATTCTTATAAAAAGATGAGAGGTTATTTTTTATCACGTTGCAATACGTAGATATTATGTTCGAATTGACATCTCCCATATTGTTACACAATACACGAAGCCCTCCTGATATTACATTATTGTAAATCTGACCTCCAATCAAGGGCTTATCTATTGAGATAACAGAGTTCTTAAATATGGAGGGAACCTTGTTAAGGCTTTTTGTTATTGTTATCTTATTATTAAAAACACTGACTTTATCTAAGCCGAGCGAGGCATCCTTAACGGTGGAACCATCCTTGACCGAAAATGTATAAAAATCTAGCGTATCGCTTGATATGTTTGGATTGTCTTCTGATGTCATTGGTGTTAAAAGATTCTTGAAATCATAAAACACATCATTTCCAAACTCATCTATCATTCTATATATCGAACCCTTGCCTCCTTCTTTAGCCTCATGAAACAGACTGGTATCATTATTAATATCATACCATATCTGCCAAGCGGACAACCGACTGTTTTTGAAATAAATATCTCCATCATGTAACATGGCAGATGCCTTATCCGATATCCTATCTTCCGTGATAGCTTCGACCACAATATCGAATTGGTGACCGGCGGACTTCCAAGACTTAAATTCTGTCACATAATCCGTTATCCTATATTTATTTCCTTGGACAAGAGAACTACTACCAATTAATGATACTAATTCTGAATAAGTAACATTTATCATGGCTCCACCGGAACCAGCCAAATCATACTCTATTCCATTTACGTTTATTTTTTTTATTGTTCCCATATCTTTATTTTATTATCAAGACTTCATTTTCCGCTACAACTTGAGAATCGGAAATAAAAAGAATATCTTTTAGCACTTCCGTCTTTATATTGTTAGTAAACACTAATACGCTACCAGCGATGAAGGCCTTTACCCCTTCAATGCCAGATTGAAGCAATTCTAATAAGTCTCTTATCTGATTAGATTGCTCATCCATGATAGCCCTAAGTTCTTTGTTGTTATCATTTAATTTATCATTTAAATATAAAAAATTAGAATCGATAGAATTATTTATTTTATCTTCTATACTAGGAATACTGACCGTTCCATCCTCCAATATGGATAAAGCATTTTTTCGATTATTTGGACCATTTCCTATCCCATAAGAAAATAAAACTTTTTCCCCATTTAATATCGGCTCATTATAACGACCAAAAGAAACCCCATAACTTGACTCTATAAGCAAATGATCTCCATGGCAAAAAGAAGAAGAAGAGCCTTCGCTCATAACACAATCTTTTCCTCCTATATGCGAGAAAGAACATCCTCTATAAACCTTATTGTTATACCCCTCGATGTGAACACAGAAGTTTTGATCTATATATTTTCTTCCCGAAAACAGAACATTATTGTATCCTTCCACATGATTTGCCTTATGTACAATTGGTGCACTATGCGAATAATACAAATCACCACATATATTATTATATCCTTCTACATGGCTTGTGTTATCACAAATAAAATTGTTACATCCCTCGAGGTGGCTTCGGCTACCAATTGACATGTTTAGGGCAAACCTCTCTAGTAGAGATACAGCGTCAAAGCTTAACGAGTGCTCAATATTCTCAGAGTTATAGGTTCCATAATCTTCTATGAAAGTCCTTAAAGCCTCCCCTTCTGTATCAAAAATAGGCCGATCCGCTATGCCTCCTACGGTATTTTCAATAAAATAAGGCTGGGTGCCTATTGATCCTCCTTCTACATGCGAACCATCTCCTAAACAATAAGAATATAATCCCTCTACATGCGATTGCGCTCCTAAGCACCATGTTCCCCTGCCCTCGGCGTGACCCTCGCTAGCGAACACATTCGTTTCGTAACCCTCCGCATGCGCCCTAGGACCGGTAGCGTTGGTATTCATACCCTCTGCGTGGGCGTAATTTCCTGCCGCCTTGTTATTCTCATAGTCATTGAATATCTCGGCGTTCTTGTAACCCGAGTAGTTTTGACCTACACCAAAGGCAAGGCTGTCCAATTCGATAAAATCCCCGTTTGCGCTTTTATCAACGGAGGATTTAAAAATATAATATCTATCGGCTATGATATTATCCGTAGGGACAAACACGTTCCCCGCCCCATTTCCGTCTTGGCCGGGCTTGCCTTGTGGGATACCTAAATCCAAAGCATAAATAGGTATACCTTCTGGGGTCTCCCCTCTCAAGACAAAGCCAGCCGTTGCCGAGCTATTAAAAGGAAGGGTGGAGACCGTACCGATAGAGACGACCGGAGGATCTCCCGGAGTTCCCTTCGGACCGGTTAGCAAGGATAATTCCACCAACACATTCCATCCGGGATTTCCAACATACCTCCATTGGATATCCGTAGACGAAGAGGCTAGTTCTATCTCCCTACCGTCAAGTCCCTTAAGTATAGCCATGGGGACTCTCACTAATTCCTCCTTAGCGGAAATACCGGGCAAAGATGACACGGAGGATATAGAGTCAATCTCCTTGAACTGACTTAAATCCTTGGACTCCTCCGCTAAGATCTTTTTACTCTCAGCGGCGATCGCACGTAAATCCTCGGGCGTTAGAGTAAAGCCGGAAGACAATGTAAGATCCCCTACAGCCATATTATCGTATGTTATTCTTGTTTAAGGAAAATATTTGCCGCATCGTCTATCACGGTTGACAATATAGCCTTGCAGTCTTCGTCCGAGACTCCATCTTCCAAGACTATCGATTTCCTGCCTTTGTCCACAATGTTTACATAACCGAACCTAAGCTCTCCTTTTTTGACCGAGGCCAATACCTCTGTTACCTTTTCGCCCGCATTCCGTGTTGTCTCATAGGAGATATCATAATCTCCTACCGTGTTTTTGTATTTGCTTCTCAATACAGATGATAATGTTGATAGTGCCATGTTAATTTCCCCTTTCTATAATGTTATAAATTTGCCCATACGCTCCAGGAGGTAAGAGTAATGCCACTTTTTTGATCAATGTAGCCTCCTCGATTGTTATATCCAATTCTCCGTTAGCTTGCCTTAGCTTCAGATACAGTTCAAATGCTTGTAACTTGCTACGCGAATCATCTTCATCACGCCCTGTCATGTGGATATATTTGCCATCAAATAATCCTTGGCAAAGGACCTCGTCTATCATTTGATAACGTTTCTCCTTTTTCTCTCCGGCAGGTACCCACTCAAAGGCTTCTTCGCCTTGAGAATTCTTAAATGCTATGTGAAAATTCACTTTCATAATTATTATTTTTATATTAGGAACTTCTTCTTATCTCTCCAGTATTTGTATGTATTAATAAAGGCTTCCAGTAGGAACTTTCTGCCGTCGTACTTAAACCCTTAAACGTTATACCTCCTTCTGTATACAATGCCATGGAATCACTATTATCCGCTATTCCAATCAAAGCCGCCCCTTTTCCGGAATGAGATTCTACATGCCCGGCATATATAAAGGTAAAAACTTGTCCAGTCTCGTGCATGCGAATAAAAGCGTCGGCATCATCTGTCTCAAGGCTTTTATAGGACATTATCTTAAAGGCTCCAATAGTCCCCTCTGTTGCCGCCAACTTCTTAGCATACAAATTATTCACATCAATCATAGAAGTAGCGATATACCCATTAACGATGATTGTCTTATCTTCCAATGCTTTAATAATGTCATTCTCTTTGACCCAACCGGGAAGTAACTCGACCGATGTATTGGCTTCCTTCGCCGCATTTAAAGCATTTGTGGCGTCTGTAATGGCTGTAGTCGCCCTGCTATAAGCCGATGAAGCAGTTGAGTCTGCGCTATTCGCTATGCTATAGGCATCAGAAGCTTTCTCATAGGCTTCCAAGGCTTTATCCAATGCATCCCCGCCAGCCGCATCCACCTTATCCTGTAAAGAGGAGTCTAAATCTGAATAGGTAACGGCTCCCACAAGGTTGATCCTATTCGATTTAATGGTGGTTGTCGTTGCCGTCTGGTTGATATACGATATGATATTATCGCCGTTTTCCAAGCTCTTGGCGGCGAACAACGTATTTCCCTGCGTAGTGTTGATCCATCCCGCCGTGTCTATCTCATTCCTTATATTATCCACCCTCGTTGATATGGCCGATATTTGCCCTGCGGTAATATTCAATTGAGAATCATACTTGGTATACACCTTACCTGTTTCCTCATCCACATAATCCTTCGTTGCCGCCAGCTTGATAGACTCTTCTGTTTGCTCTATCCTTGTTTCCAACCTGATAATGGCATCCGCCAAGTTATCGATAAACAAGGAAACACCATAAATCAGTATTTCCCCATCGAAAGATATACGGAAATCGCCACGTTCGTCCCATTTCCCCGCTTTCGAAAGCTTACGATACGAGGATGATGGTTCCAAGGACATGGAGACATAAAGGCTTGATCCCTCGAAACCTACGGTCAATATCCCCGCCTTAACAACCCGGTAATGTAATGAGAAGGAATAGTCATACTCGGTCGCCTCGGTCTCATGTGACGGTATGTTTATAACGTCATTCCGCTGGAGGATATACGAGTCTCTGATACGTAAGACATTCCTGTTGCCGTCTTGATAAATATCTGAAACTCCCCTCTTCTCTGACAGGAAAGAATCATTGGCGTAAATAAACGATCCGTCATGTCCCCAAAAACTTATTGAGTTCTCTGTCACCCAATAGTCCGTATTTTGGGAGAATGAGCTATTTTTCAATATATTGCCCGGCTCTAAGGATATATCGTTCCTGATGCCTTCGATTGAACTCTCGAATTTCCCGTTCATTATGGAAAATTCCTGCTCGACCGTATTACCTGTATCAAGGATGTAGGTCGAATTTTCAAAGTAAGCCCCGTTACCGTAAATCCCCCAAACACCGGTCAAATCTATACCGTTTTTGGTTCTTATCCCGGAAAGATTTCCGATACGTGCCTTGGTCGCGTTATCGGGGTCTGTCTTCATCCCATACACGACATCCATATATGGAGCGCCGATCTCGTCGATCGTAGTAATCTTGACAATACCCTTTCTGGTAGAATCAGCCACGCTATCTATACGGGTTAATACATCTCCTTGCGCAATGTCGGCTTTATCACCGGCAAAGTTGACAAACGTAATCCAGTCCAAGCGATCTTCACCGTCCGATAAATTACCGATGCCGACTTGATCAACCCGAAGTTCGTATTGCTTGATGATATTGTAATCATTCTCCCCTGTCGGCATTCCCCCAAAATGTTGGACCATCAATATATCCCCCGAACGGAACGGATTGTAGAGCACGCCGTTCCCCGTGTCCAAGTAAATCCTTCCGGTCGCATGGTCGTAATACTCCACCTTCATCATCCCTGAGAATATCACGTTGTCGTTTTCGCCACGAAGCTGAGAGACGATGAACTCATAGACCCGGAGACTGCCTCTCACATTTATATCGTCTATCTCTAAACGGAATTTCTGTTCCTCTACACCAGCCGAGTTAACCCGTTTATATGGAGCAATATCCCAACCGAAGCCATTAGGGAAACCGGATATAAACGTATGGGAACCCACTCGTTTCTTGAATAAAACATTCCCACGGAACCATGACTCATCAAATATGGTACGACCATCGGCCTTGATCTCCCAGCCCTTGCCGTCCATGCCGTCGAGGAAGATGGAGGAGCCTATCTTCTTGTCGAATAAAATATCCTCATGGGCGATATCGGGAATGTCCTTACGAAGGTAACGTTTGTCGTTATCCTGTTTTACCTTGTTTATCTCATATAATGTCCGCAGAGCGGAGAAAACGTTCTCGTCCGAGGCGGCGGTAGTATCCTCTTTCTTTATGATATACACCCCGAAAGAACCGCTACCTTGGTTGACGTACGTGTTATCCTTATATTGGATATTCTCCAACTTACGCTCCAATTCCCCCAACCGGGAGTAAGCAGCGCTCTCTCCTACCGTATAGGAAGGCGAATCATATGGGATATCAAGCTTTTTCTCGAAACCCAATACCCTAGATTCCCTCCCATTCTCAAAATAGGCCTTATTGATAAGCCTGACACGCTGACCTAAGGATAGATCAATCGCCTTTTCCGGGTTCAATATACCATTATTCTCATCGTAGCCGGAAGCGTAGTATGAGTTAAGGACGCATGTGTAAGTGGAAGGGTCCGACACGACCTTGCCCTTATACTCTATCGTCCTTCTTAGCAATTCCTCTTCCGCCTGCGGGATAAGGGTGTCACTTACGTATTGCGTGTCAAAATTGTATAGGATATATTTGTTCCCCGCCCCCGGTATAAGAGGGCTTTCCGGCAATGTCTGGCCATAGGAGTCATTACGGATTATCTCGAACACCTGAGCCTCCGGATCATCCTCCGGCAGTCCTTCAGGATTGAATCGCAAGGCGAAATCCATACCTGACAACGGCCCCGTCTGGAATACGACACGAAGCTCTTTGCCGGGAAGCACGTATTCATCGGAGAAGGACAATCCCGAGTCCTTGAACCGATAGACGGTGAATGTCTCCGATGTCCCGTCCTCGCCCTCCTCCGTGACCTCCTTCGGTATCACCTCGGTTATCGTACCTATCTTACGAGGGTATATATCGTCGAATATAACGACCGCCTCCACTATTTGATCCTCGGTCAATCCCTGTACCACGTCCACGTAGGGAGTTCCCTTAGGAAGCATGAGGCGTTTTTGCACCACCCCTTGCACCACCGTACCGGATTCCCCCTTGCGATAGCCCGAGGGGATATTTCTCGTTGAGCCGAAAGCGTACAGGCGTGTGGCGAACAGGTCTTGGCTTTGGCTCCTTGGCATGGACACTACCTGCCTACCTATCTCCAGATCTACGGGATCGCCACGCTCTATCCTACCTATATATATCTTGTCACCCTCTACCCACCACTCGCACTCCCACGCCTCGGCAATCTTGGTAAGGGCATCCACGATATTCGTGCTGTCGTATTGCACGAGCTTGGCGACAGCGTCAACGGAGCTATCGACAACGGCTTGGTACTCCTTGCCGTTATACCTGAATCCCAGAGATCGCAAATTGGATACGACAATGCTTAGGTGGGCCTCCGGAGCACGTGTAAGGCTCCATGACGCTTCCTTGTTACCTTGCCTATCGTAAAATAGGATATGATTCTTCCATCGGTAATAATGCGAGTCGAATCGCACGCTATAGTCGTATCCGCCTGTGGATGCGTTGAATGTCGGATATGTCTTGCCAGTTACGCAGAAAACGCTACCTTCATAATCGATATTGTCTCCGATCTCCAGTTGTACCGGATCGGACAAGGAGAACACGAGGTTCACATAGTCCTCTTTCATCAACTCAAACCGACGTACCGAACCCGTTTCTATCGATACCGACAACTTGACTCTACCAGATATGTCCTTAATCTCGATCATGAACTCAAAGTTCACGCATATAAGGGGGATGGCAAAAAATCAAGCGGACCTAAAAAAAACAATGGCGGGATTGTTGTAATTTTGTTGTAGGAGGAAATAAAAAAGCCCGAACCGAAAGGACGGAACGGGCTTAAGAGGGGGAATAAATGCTAATCACCAATCTTCCTCTGAATAAGATTTCGCAGATTCAGATATCTCTTTTATCATATTATTTACATATGACTCTAAACCTTCAACAAACTTTTTATCTTTAACTTTTCCTTTATCATTAAATAAAGATGCACTTCCCATAAATTTGCCAATACCTCCACTAAAATGATATTGCGTTTTATCCTTGCCTACGCCAGATGTTTTATCCGCTTGCATTTTATTAATAACAGGTATATCAAATCTAATCCTATTATCTTTAAAATATACGACCAAGTTCATATCTATCTCTCCGTAGACACTCATTCCCATTACTTTTGACAACAAAAAAGCTTCATTATCAAATGAATGGATATTGATCATTTCACCCTCCATTTTATTCGCCACAGCATCAGGATTTTTATAATTACTTAGGACATACGAATTTACACCTTTATACAATTCCATAGCCGTTTTACCCTCTATTGGCACAACATAATAAGGCTTTCCGTCCTCTGTCGTTAATCCATCCTTTGTAGCTTTAAACTGAGCATTTGCTGAAATAAAAACAAATAGAAAAAACAACAAAAATACTTTCTTCATAACATTTGTGTTTAAATATTAACCTGAATAATTCATAGTCTCCACAAAAAAGAGAACGCCCTTCTTGTATATTTGCA